GAAATCTACGTCTGACTTCTTTGTCAATACTGCCGTAATACTCGTCAGTACCTATGTATCCACGTCCGTACCGTTCTGCAAGCTCTTCGTGGAATCCTTCAGCAAATTTGCGCATCGCTAATTTGTTCCGGTCTACAAACCACGGGTTGTTCGAGACCCAGTTAGCGACCTTAGGATCCATCTGCTGAGTTGCAGGCTGGTTAGTTTGGGTAGTTTGTACACGATTTTCATCGGTTTGTACAGTAGGCCTGAAATTCTTTGCTTTATCAAGCTTCATTTCTGCCCGAACTAACTCCTTCTGTGCAGCCAAAAGCTTGTCAGAATCTCCAGAGTCATAAGCCTCTTTGTAATTCCGTTCAGCTTTGTCAACTTCCATCTCCGCAGAGGTTTGGTACGTGGAAATTAATTCTTTCTCGCCAGTTTGAATCATAGATTTGAGTTTTTTATTCTCGTCTAGGATTCGTTCCGCGACTGTCAGCGCTTCCTGTTGTTCACGAAGAGCTGATTCTTTTGCACGCCGTTCATCATGCCAAGCCTTTTTATATTGCTTAAACTTGACTTTTACGTTTTTGGTGTACTCCTCAGACTCATCAGCTCTCTCAAGTTCTTGCTGAGTATCGTCATCTAACGGAGGTGTTGTAAATTGATCTTCTTGGGGAGTGTCATCGACAATTTTTATCTCGACTTCATCATCCTCAATCTTGATATTTACTTCTTGGGCTTTATCGTCTTCAAGTTCATCGGGAAACTTGTATTCACCGCCAAATTTTGACATGTACGCTCCTTATTTGCGTTTGATGCCACGGGGGTCTTCTACAACACCTTCGACTGAGTCGTCGTTGATGATGCGGAATTCACGTCCGTGGATGAGTAGGCGTGAGCCTGCGTTGGGTCGAGTCAACACAAAATCGCCTTTTTGACACCAAGGCCCAGTCGGAAACTTTGCCTTGTCTGCGTAACAGTCCGGGCCAAGATCGACAACGAACAAAACTGTAGTGAGCAGCTCGTCGTATCGCAGGGTCTCGTCTGCTTTGATAATCCCAATATCGCCTTCATACTCCTTCTCCTGCTCGGGGATTGCGCACAGGATTTTGTAGCCCGTAGGCTTTGGCAGTTGCGTTGCCTTTTCTTCATCATTCTTGTGCATGATTGCCGATAAATCGACTGCCAGTCCAAGATCTAAGGTTTCACTCATCCGAGTTCTCCATGTTTTTCGTCAGGTCTGTGATGTATCTACGAGCGGTGAGCAGACCTGTAATTTCCCCACACATCCCGCAGTACTCGTCGTATGACCTAGCAGCTCGCGCTCCCAAGGCATCTTCGAGTTGTTTGACTTTCTCGTCAATTTGTTTCGCTGTGTACTCCAGCGCTTGTCTTACTTCGTGCAGCATCATTTATCCTTTTTTACCGGAGGTTGATTACGTTGCTGTTTGTCTTGCTGTTGTGACTGATGGCTCAACTGCTCTCTATGCTTAGTCATCTCAATGCCCATACGGAACCCTTGTTCTTGCTGCTGAGTCTGCCGCTGGTTCTCATTGTTCTGATGTTGCAATGCAAGCTTGGCTCCCTCTGTCTCCTGATTGGCCTCAATACGCTTCATCTCAACTTGGATCTGAGCCATCTTGGCCTGCATGTCAGCCATGTCTTTCTGAGACTTGCGCTGTAGGTCTTGCTGCTTGATCTGCAACTCTTGTTGCTGCAACTGAATAAGCGGATCCTGAGCTTGCTGTTGAGCTTTCTTCTGTTGAGATTCTTGCTGGTGTTGCTGCAATAACTGCTGAGCCGCTTGCGCCGCTAACTGAGATACTTGAACTTCCACCTCTGGTGACATCTCGACTTCGTCTTTATCCTCGTTATAAGGAGGAAGCGGCCTACCCATTCGTTGCTCAATCTCCTTACGGTACTCCATACCTAAATGCTCACCAATGTGTGCTGACATAGCTGCCTGCAACATCTGCGCTGCTTGAGGGTTCTGGCCTACCATCTCTTGTACATGAGGATCCTGCATACCCGCCATGTGAACAGCGATGTGTGCTTTATGATCCTGATACAAGAAAGCCTTGACCGGCTTATTGGAGAGTATGTTCATGTTCTCTGTGACTGGGTCACGCGGCTTCATGTCCTCTGCAACTGGTATCAATTTCTGGTAGTTCTTAATGCCAATCACGTCCAGCATCTGTCTATGAAGCTGGGGCAAGTCATACAACTGAGGCGCAGTCTGGGCTAACTGAAGAGCCGCCTGATACTGAACAACCTTTTGAGCCATCGTTGCTGCATTGGGATCGCTGACTGGAATCACTTCCACATAGTCATAGTCGCTCTGCTTGGCGTGACGACCGCCTTCTTCTGGGTCGTAGCTGTACTCTGTAGGGGTGTAGTCGCGGATGATATCCTTGAGCAACTTGAACTCTTGCTTCATTGAATAATGGACACGCGCTTGAATTGCACTCATGGTTTTGAGTTGACGCTCCAAGATTGCCAGCGTTGTCCCGACCGGGGACTGGGCAGACATGTCAGCCACTTGCAGGTCAACAGTGCCAGCGAACTTGCGGCCTTCATCAATGATTGTTTGGAGAAGAGCAGCCAGAACCTGACTTGGTTCTTTGTATGGCAGGGGCATGATGTTGTCGCGGATGGAGCCACTTGGGACATCCATATCACGGAATTCCCCGGGACTTATCGGTGTGTCATCTCCTTTAGAGCGTAGACCACGCGTTTTAAAACCACCGGGAAGATTAGACAACGTACCAGCGTCAACCAACTGACGAAGGATAGAAGTGCCAGACTTGGCAAAAGCACCAATAAGATGAATAAGGCCGAAACAGTAAAATCCAAAGCCCGGTATATAGCCGTAGTGCACGAAGTGAGTACGTTTAAGGCATTGTTCATCTTCTGGCCTCCAATTTCTGCGGATCGCTAACACCTCACCCGAACTCTTCTCGATAGTGACGATGTAAGGCAGGGCTATCCCAGTCTCATCTCCATCATCGTCCGTATGCTCGTAGCCGGGCAAGTCCATCTCGACCTGCATCTCCAAGAGCTTGAAACGATCATCCTCAGATGCTCTGAAGCCAAGCTTCTCAGCAATCTTCTTCTCCACCTCGTCCATGACATTGACTGGATCGCCCAAGTCCACGTCTCGGTAAAAACCCTCATGTTGGAGACGTTTCAACTCGTTGGCTGTCTTGCGCATCACGTGAGTTACACGTTCCGCAGAGTCCAAACTTGAAGCCCCGTACGGCACAACCACGTCTTCGGCTGGCACATACATAGAGACCTGACGATTCAAGCTGGGATCGAAGTACACCTTCTTGAACGCATTGCCCGCCAGACCCAAACCCCACAACATACGCTCATGCTCAGGGCGAAACTCCTTCATAACGTCTGTAAGCTGGTAGTTCATATCCACCTGCACGCGCTCAGCCGCTTTCTTTTTATCCGGTGTTTCTTTGCCAATAATCTGTGTTTTGACCGGCCCCGCCGCCGGAAAAGTACTCATCATGGTCTCAGCTTGGAACTTAACCACAGACTCACTCAGGATGGGGTGGAACACGCCGCACGCTCCGGGCCAAGGCTCCATACGCTCTTCAAGCTTCATACCCAAGAGTTCTAAGCCATCCACGTAGGTCTGTATCCAATCTTTACGACTGGCAATATCTGCCTCATACTCACCGACCAAGTCCCCAGATAAGCGTATCAAGTCATCCTCGCTCATCTCTTCAGCCAAGTTCTTGTTGAACTCGTCCTCGTCCTCAGCCTCCTCCATATCAATCTCAAAGCCCGGGCCTTTAATATTCACAGCCTCCGGGTCTTCAATAGTGATCTCAATCGGCTCTTGCTCGTCACCAAGTTGTTCCAAGCCCTGAGGTGCGTCTGTATAGACTGATTTGTCCATGTTTGTTGCCATCATCTACCCTTTAGAGTTGCTCGGTTTGTACGAGCTGAATACGTAAAATCTTTCGCGGAGTGACCTGTGCGTTTCACCGCACGATCTTTTGCCCGTTCTTCAGCAGTCATCATGTTGCGCTTCTGTCCTGCTGCTGTCAGTGACCCATCATCTTTCATGTGCCCACGTTGTTTAAGTATGGCGATCGCCGTATCCTTGTTGCCCACTTGTGCTGCAAGTCGATCAACCAACTGATTGCGTCCCATAAACTTCTGTGTAGTCACTTGACCATTCTCCCTCTAGTCTTGCCCCGTTTGGCTATGCCATCTGCACGGGAAGAAGCTGATACTACACCGCCCTTTTTCTTAGGGATCGGCATTCTTAATTCTGTAGGATCAGCAAACGGACTCTTGCCACTTTTACGACGGGTACGCGCCCATGATTCCGCTTTATCATATATCTTATCTGTAGGCTTCTTATCTGCCAAAAGATGTTTAAGTTCTTTTCCTGTTAGTGTCGGGACAATAAGCGGGTACTCTCCCTCATCATTGTCAGAAGATATCTCAGTCGCAACATTCCCGTCTTTAGCCGGAAGCTCGCCAAAATAACCTTTCCCTTTGGCCCCTTCACCAGAGTGGCGTAACCCATAGGGGGCTAACCCTTGATCTCCACTGTACTGTTTTAGTCCGGTTGCCATGATGTGCCCTTAATAATATGCCGCTTTTTTGCGAAACATTTTTTTCATGAAATTGTCTTCTGGCTCATCAGTATCCAGACGAATAAAGCCACCCTGCCGGAATCTCAACAGAGCCAGTGTTGTGGAGTCTACCAAGTCATCGTTCGCTCCGCTAGGGAAGTCGTTGCATTCTTCTATGACCTCCTTCGCCCATCGTCTGTCCGGCGCGTAGACCACGCCCCCTTGGAACAAACTGGAAACTGCGTTGACACGGGCGATCTTGTCTTGCCCCTTGCCCGGGGTGAACTCCCCTACGGGTATACCCATACGCCTAAACTCTTGGTACAGCGCCGCGCCGTTGGACTTCTTTTCCACCATAAACGCATCTGGCTGCCACTCTTTGTACTCCTCGATCACCAAGGCTTTCAGCTCTGGGAACTCCAGCCGTTTCTTGACTGAGTTGAGCAGGATGATCGCGTAATTGTTCGTCTCCTCATTGAAGAAGACCCCCCACGTCGTCAATGCGTTGTAATCTGACCGGTTTGTGGCTTCCTGCGCCGCATCCAGACTCATGATGGTGAATTCGCAGTTGGGTGGCTCCTCTTTGTCCCAGATCTTCCACCACTCCCTCTTAATAAGAGCGCCTTCTTCTGAAACGGGGTTCTGCATGTATTGGGCATTCCAATACCGCACATCAAGTGCAGCTTTCTTCGCATAAAGCTCCTCAACGGGCCAGAACTCAGGCCAAAGTGCCTCTCCATCGGGCTTAATTGCCGGAAACTCAACCACTTCCCACTGATCGACACCCTCTTCGCGGTTCATCTGGTTGACAATCATCCCTGTCAAGTCCAGTTTCGACCACCGAGTCATCACAACAATGATCGCGCCACCGGGCATAAGACGCTGAAGAGGGCCAGACTGGAACCACTCCCAAGCAGGAAGAAAAACATCAGCTCGCCCAGTTTTAGCGTCTTGTTCCGAATGAGGATCGTCAATAATGAATAGATCAGCACCTCGACCAGCAAGAGCGCCACCCACACCGATTGCAAAATACTCTCCTTGGAAGTTTGTACCCCATCTGGAAGCCGATTTCGAGTCAGCTTGCAGCTCAACTTGCGGAAAAATGTCCTTGTAGGTCTCCATTCCGACCAAATTTCGCACTCTACGACCGAAATTCACCGCCAAATCGGCAGTGTGGGAGGCCATGATGATCTTTTTCTGAGGATGTTTGCCCAAAAACCATGCTGGAGCAAGGTATGAAATCAATTCTGACTTGCCGTGGCGGGGTGCAATATTTACAATCACCCTTTTCTTCTTGCCATTGGCGATATCCTCGAAGATTTGGGCCAATTTCAGGTGGTGAGGGCCAACTTTGTACCCCGGATAGACGTGTTTGACGAAGTCAAGGAAGCTCTCCTTGCTCAAAGTCTGTGTCATCTGGGCATCGTAGGTCTTCAGTAGCTCAAGAGTGCGCCTTTTCTGCTTCTCGGGCATCGTCGGCAGGGCTTGCCGTAGTTTAAACAGTTGTTCTGGAGAGAGTTGTGGAAGTGCAGTCATCCGTTTTTAACTTCGCCCCGGACAACTTCGCGGGCCTCAACATCTATCGCTTTGTCTTCGAGTTTAGTCAGGGTATCCAAGAGTTCCTTTTCAACTTCCTCAATCGACATGATCTTATGCGTCACTTCACTGCGCTTCTTGAAGGCATCGACACCATCAATCTCACCTAATTTAGATAGTGCTGCTACCCGGGTCTTGGCGTCCTTGGCACTTTCAATCTCTGCTACCAGCTTGTTGACCACATACATCTTTAAGTCAGACAACTCTTCAACGATGGACACGTTCATCTGAGCTACCATACCGGCAAGCATGGCAAGGGTCTCGTTGGGGTACTTAGAGAAGTCAGGTCTGAGCGTCGGATCTGAAATCATCTGCTTAGCAATCTCTCTTGCCTGATTGGCGTTCTCTTGTGTGGGGGCAAGGGGATGGCCTGTTAAGTCAGACATCAGCTTCACCACGTTGGCTCTCATGGTGAGTTCTTCAGACGGGGACAGGTCAGGGAACGCATCTGAGGCGTTCTTGGGCAGAGGGATGTTTTCCTCTATATAAGGCATGATCTGTTCTGACATGTAAGCGGAATCTCCGGCAGTTAGGCAAATGTAACATATAAATATATCTTAGTGCAAGAGGAGGTAAGGAATCCTACCCGGGGGTCATTTCGTTTTTCCAAGTTGCTACGGGATGTGTAATTCGATAGGGGGGTGGGGGTAGCCTGACCTTTTCGGACGAGTGGCCCTGTGTAATTCAACAAATTACACATACCTGGGCGGCGACTACACGAAAGCCAAGAATTATTACTTGGGGCGAATTACACGCAGCGGAAAGTCGCCATTTCTTAACTTGACATATTAGTTGGTTGGATTTTTGAAAAATATGTGGTTATTTGTGTTGTTCAGAGGGTATGGGGGCGTGGGAGAGGCTCATTTTAATTTAGGGGGGTGGGGGGCAGGCAGGGCGGGGGTTTTGGGGTGTTTCCCTGCTCCAAACTAGACTTTTCAGCTCCACATCTGCTAATCTATATTCAATGCTTCAGATGGTCTGAGGCAGACACGAAAGGGATATATGTTTAAAGCTCTCACCCGTTGGTTGCGTACACATGGTGTGTACACGACAGTGATCCAGTTGACTGACCGCGTGGCTACCACGCACAAGTCGTGGACTAAGTCGCAGGCACTGACTTGGATGTACTTGCACAGCCGCAAGGACAAGGTAGCCAAGCAGCAGTTCAGCAAGGTGACCAACCTATTTGGTCAACGTGTCGCGGTGCGTTACTACCGCTAACCAGAGGGGGCTTCGGCCCCCGCTTTGAAAGGAAACGATATGTCTTTATTCATATCACCGTTCGACGTACGGGACAACGTCAGGCACTACGGCAAAGCCTATGCTTTCTATGAAGCGCGGCGCGACGTAGGTACTGTAAGAGCGCTGTACTTGCTGTGGGTTGCGATCCACATGACCAAGCACCAGATGCAGGCGATGTAAGGGAAGGGAGCTTCGGCTCCCTTTCTTTTGGCCTATTGATGCCAGTTATATTTCGTCGCGCGTGTGTGGCGTGCGTGTGCGGGCAAGATCGCTAAATAGTGACCCTGTAGTTGCTGGATCGCTAAATAGCGGGTTTCCCTGCTTCAAACTAGACTTTTCAACCCCGATCTGTCAAACTGTATTTGTCGGTTGCAGATCCGCACCGATATTTTTCAACGTTCAATTTTAGGAGAATGAACAATGGCAACAGCCAAAAAAACCCCGATCGCTTACGCGGTCAACCCCTTGTCCATCGCTTTGGATGCCCCGATATTATCGTTAATAGACCTTGGTTATCAACAGGGCAAGACTGAGGATGCCTCAGACAACCAAGCGAAATACGCTATTAGTTCAATCGACGGTTTTCCCGAAAAGATCGACGACGACTCTAAGGCTAAATTGTACAAGGGTTACATGATGCGCTATAACGACAAGCACGCGCCTGTTACTTACGGCATCGTAGACGGCAATTATCTGTTACTTGATAGTCTTGATAAAGATATGCAAGACAAGGTAAAAGAAAAAGTCGTTATCGGTGTAGACGTTGTCTACTCGTATTCTCAACAGGAATACGGCAAGCTTAGATCTACAGACCCTGCAAAGTACGCGGTCTTGAAATCTTGGCGCGAACCTGTTAACGACTTTATGTCGGGCTGTTTAGGTAATCTGAAAAGTCGGGCACGCAAAATCATAAAGAAACAGGCAGGTGCAACCGAACGCGCACCGAACCTAGACTTTATCGACTGGGTCGATCGTAAAGAAACAGTCAACGGCAAGCTTGAAACCCTTGGCGTATTAGAGACTATGCGGGTACGATGCAAGACTGCAAAAAAACGCGGTGACAAGACCGCTGACCCCGAAAAGCTTGATAAAGCGATCGTCGCATTTAAGGCTGTATTGATCGGTTAACCGATCTACCCGAACCCTGCAAGGTTAGCCTTGCAGGGTTTTTTTTTCGCCTTGACTTTGATACCAGTTATATTTCCTCGCGCGCGTGGAGAGTGAGTGCGTGAGCAAAAACATTATTTAACGTCCCAGTACTGGCTGGGATGCTATTTAAGTCATTTCCCTCCACAAAACTTTACTTATACCGCCGCATCAGCTAATATGGTTTTACCTGATCGGATTCGCTGATCGGGACAAACCTTTGAATAGGATTCAAAATGAAAGACTTAATCGAATTGGGCTTTGCTCAGGCTGGTACTGGTGATGCACTTACATCTCACGCACGATTTGCAATAGATCGGATTGTGGGCTTTCCTGAGAATGTCTCTGATGAAGCTAGAGCGGCGCTCTACACTGGGTATCGTCAACGCTGGGATGCAACACATCCCGCAAAACTGTATGCGGTGATCGACGGGAATTATGTCGAAGCCACGGCTGACATGGTTAAAAATAAAAAGGTTGAAAAGGTTGAAATTGGAATGCACCACATTTTCAGCTACACCCAGCAAGAGTTTGGCAAACTGAAATTGTCTCAGCCAGCAATGTATGCACTGATGCAACCGATCAGAAGCAGCATCAATGACTATTGTCAGGGCGCATTGTCTGACCTTAAGGGCAAAGCTAGGGATATCCTTAAGAAAGATAATCCTACGCCACGGGCTCCCAATCTAGATTTTGCTGAATGGCTGACTGACCCTAAAAAGGGTGTCATCCCAGCAATGAAAGATAAGTGCAAAAACTCTAAACGGCGAGGCGATGCCACGGCTGATGAAGCAAGGTTGAATGAAGCAATCATTGCTTTCCTAGCTAAGTGGAAACCCTAAGTTAGATTAAATCCCGCATGGTTCACGCCATGCGGGATTTTTTTTGCCTATTTGAAACCAGTTATATTTCCTCGCGCGCGAGTCGATCGGGTAGCATGGCACAAGAAACTTATTTAAGAGGCCAGCAATGGCTGGGTCGCTAGTTAGAATCCTTGTCCATCAGTTCTTATAAACTTTAGCGATGCCACCACAAACCTACAAAGTTATTTTCTGAGAAACTTAGCTGATGTAAAACAGTGTTTTCTCCGAGCTAACTATACATGTTCTAAAAAAAGAGTAGAACAAATGAGGTCGAGTAGAACAGAAAAACGCTTGTAACCCCTTGTCAGCATTGAAGAATTTTTTTTTGTTCTAATGTTCTACGATTTTGAGCATAGGGGTCTTATTTTTGAAGATTTTTGCAAGATCAAGACTTACCTGCTGAGTGCAAACTCGCATCGGAAAAAATCGAAATAAAACCGTATCCCCTCTAAAAACAGTAGAACATTAGAACAAGTTTCATATCTATCTATTTATTTTATAAAATAATAATACTTCCCCTTACAGAAACAGCACAAAACCCGCTTCAAGTAATACCCATTTTTGTTCTAACTTTACATAGGAAAATAGAACAAACCTAGAACACGTAGAACAAACCGCTGGATTAACTATTTTATATAAACACTTGACCTATATGTCAAGTTGTGCTATACTATGAATTGGGTCGGGGAAGAAAAGCTTAACCGACTCTAATCAGTGACCCAGTAGTTGCTGGGTTGTTATTTCAAGTTGTTGACCATTTAGGAGATAGTCATGAGAATGTATTTCGTTGCCCCTGTGTTGCCCCAATCGGTAACACGCCCCATCATCCGCTTGCACAAGCCACGCACTGTTTACAACCATGCGCAGACAGATCTCACCGAGACCATGCGTCGTGATGCAATGCGTGCCGATGCGTATTTCAATCAGAATTTAGAGTTCTTGGACAGAGGTCACGACTTCGACGAGTTCCAAGACATTGACGACGAGCATGAGGGCTTGACCATTACCGAGTCCATGTCCGACGTTGAGTTGTTCCAGTTCTGCACTGGCTACGACATTCTTTAATCACACAGTTGTTTCAATCAGCGGCCCAGCCATGTCTGGGTTGCTATCTATCACCAAGGAGAATTTTATGGGACGTTTCAAAGACATTGCCATCGAGATGGCATATCGTGCAGATCAAGACTGCCCCAACGACGACGAGTTGCGAGTCCTCATGGAGAACTTCAAGCCAACACCAGAAGAACTTCAAGCCATACATTGCATACTCGACGAACTGCAAGCTCATGAGGTGAGCCTGCCGGTGATTAGTGTTAAGCCTGAGATAAAGGTTTATCTGCTGATGAAGAATGGTTTCCCCTATCGCTCATACATGGACAGGGCGTTGGCGTTCTACGAGTGCTGGGTCTGCACCGAGGGAGAGTTTTACACCGAGACACCCGACGACTACTACGTTGTTGAGATCATGCACGACCAATCGACTTACACAGGGGAATGAACATGAGATTAGTTTGGATATTGTGGGGCAGTGACACACAGAGACCTTGGATTGAGGATGTGTTTGCCCATAAGGTAATGGCAGAGAAAGTCTTACGCCACATGGAGGAAGCTGACGAGGGGCGTGGGTTTCACTATTGGCTTCAAGAGAAGGAGGTGAACAATGGACAAGCATTCTGAGCGCAATGCAATACACGAAGCGATGTTGTTCTATTGGGGCGAGCGTTGCCCCGAGCATGATGCCGAGTGCCCTGCGTGTCAGGCATGGGGACAGTACGACAAGGTGGTTGAGACCGCACCCGAGGGTGTGTTGCAGATGGTCATGACATGGAAGGATGAGTAATGAATATCACAGTCGAGATAAGGGAGGTCTATGGTCAGTCCAAGATCTACCCAGTGTGTGACAAGGCAAAGATCTTTGCCGACATCGCAGGGACAACCACGCTACTGCCCCGAGACATCCAGCGCATACAAGTGTTGGGGTACGAGGTCTTGGTGAAACAAAAGGAGATGAAGTTATGAGCCATGAGAACCACACACCACAGTGCCGCAACTGCGGCGATCAGTACTCCAGACAACGCTGGGGTCTTGGTTACAAGTTCTGTCTGCCATGCGGGGACAAGGTGGCACAGCAAGTCGTGCGCACTGTCGTGCCGATGCACAAGAGCAACTACGTGATGCTGACTGACATGGCTGACTTGAAAGGTATCAACAACAAAGGAGGGTTTCACAGATGAGTACCAAAACAATTTACACAGAGGTCGAGGTAGACGTGGACTTGAGCGAGTTCGACACCGAGGACTTGGTCGAGGAGTTGAAAGAACGAGGTACGCAAGGCGTGAGCTTTGACGAGACCGAGACGTTGACCAAGATATGGTTACACGACAGGGAGGGGCGCAAGGACGAGGCGTATGCCTTGATGCGTGAGTATGTGTTGGAGAAATTGGGGAGGGTGATCTGATGAGACGAGATGACATGAGCCACATGGAGGCAGTCTTTCTGCCGATCGACAGGGACAGACCCGCCCTGCCATACGATGAATTCATAGTTGATAGTGGGCGGCATCCTAGCGGTAGGTTTGAAAAAAAGCTAGGCGGTCACTTCTACGCCAAGTACAAGTTCCCGAATGGGAAAGGGGTGAGCGTGGTCTGTGGTCAGTTGTTCTATTCACGGATAGATGCCCCATACGAGGTGATGTCCGACGATGAGGACGAGCCACATGGGTATCAGACCGACGAGGACTTGATGATTCTTTTAGCCAAGGCGATAGGAGACATAGGTGAAACAACTGTGGATAAGACCCGAGCGCACGATAGCGCAAGCGAAGAAGATTCAACAACACATGAGAAGGAGTAAAGCAATGGGATATAGATCAGAAGTGGCATACACCATCAGGTTCACGACTGATGACGAGCGAGCCAAGCAATCGTTTTATACATTCATAGCTGAAGCTAAGGCTAGGGCAGCTACCGCCCCATGTTTCAGTGAGGAACAAAAGAACTGGAGTGGGGGCAATGGGTTCATCGTGGACGAGGGACGATACCGAATTAATTTCTCTGCTGACAATGTGAAGTGGTACACCGACTACCCCGATGTGAAATGCCACGATGCGTTGATCGAGCTTGCCGACGAGTGGGCGAACGATGAGGACAACCATTCAGAGATCGCCTATATGTTCCTGCGCATCGGTGAAGAGTATGACGACATCGAGCATAAGGAGGGCGGTAGCTACGACCTTGATTGGTTGGACATGAGCCGTTCGATCGAGCGAGATTGGTAAATAACTGGCATCACGCCAACAACTATTTTGCGTAAAGGGGTTGACGTATATGTCAAGTTGTGTTATACTTATAACTGAGTCGGGAAGCAATCTGTCTCGGTTGGTAAGTAAGAGGCCAGCAATCGCTGGGTTGTTAATTAAAGGAGAGAAAGCATGAACATGGAATTGCAAAAGCCAAAGCATCTCATAAGCTTGGCATCGTCTGCGGTGTTGGTATCCATCGACACCCACGTGTGGTCGGCAACGAAACAGGACAGGGGCATCAGCAATGATGTTGCTGACTCAAAGCGAGCCAATCGCAACGCGGGCAAGTACGTGAAGAATCTGTTGGCAGATCATCCCAAGCACAAGGCGATCGTCAACTATCGCCAAACAATCTATAACTGGACGAAGCGCAGGACGTATCGCTGGAATGATGCGAACGACTTGTTACCAAGCATTGATGTGCCGAAGTTCAAGCAAGAGTTCGGCGAGCATCAAGCGACATTCGACAAGTTGGTTGATGATTTCATTGCGTCATACAGTTCGATCGTGTCCGACATGGCGTTCAAGGCTGGAGATATGTTTAATCGAAGCGACTACCCTGCGGTCGATGAGTTGCAAGCGAAGTTCGGTGTGCATTTGTATGTGAGCGAAGTGCCTATGAGTGATTTCCGCTGTGGCATTGCGTCGGACATCGCTGATGACTTGTTTGAGACATATTCACGGCAAGCCGAGAACATAGTGACCGAGGTGGTGCTGGCTCAGAAAACAAGGTTCATCGAGGTCATGCAGTCGATCAGTCATTGCTGTGGCTACGACGAGTTGGGCGTTGACGACAACACAGGGGAGACCAAGATTCGTAAGCGCAAGATCTACGACACCACAATTCAGAAAGCGTTGGAGATGTGCGAGACGTTCAAGGGTTTCAACCTAAGCGCCGATCCAGATCTCGAGTTAGCCAGAGCATCGCTTGAGAGAGCATTGGCAGACGTGGATGCCAAGGGCATTAGGGAGAGTGACGCTGTGCGAACGGCAGTCAAAGAGGATGTTGACAGCATCCTCAGTAAGTTCAGTTCTTTTCAGTGTGTGTAAGTTTATGAGGGGTGTCCGTTACCTGACCAACAATGGGGTTCGCAGGTTAACCCGAAGCGGAGTTGGTTGTAGAAATCCCAACCTCACCCCTCACCCATTCAGTTCTTTTCAGTGTGTTTAATTCAGTAACCAAGGAGTAATCAAATGAGCAAAGTTTCTTTCGTGAATACCGTGACCATCAACGAACTACGGAAAATGATTCCGCTAATAGCTTCAGATCTGACAGTGGTCGTACAGTCTGAGCCCGGGTGTGGCAAGACCTCCCTGTTATCCATGATGGCGGCTGACAATGGTGACAAGTGGCGCAGTCCCAAGGATGGCACAGGCATTGAGGGTGACAAGTACGACTACATCTATGTTGACTGTCCGGTCAAAGATATGTCCGACATAGGTATGACTATCCCCAACCACGTGACCAAGCAGTTGGAGTACTACGTTGCTGAGTTGTTCAATACCAAAAGCCACAAGCCCAAGGTCATCTTGCTCGACGAGTTGATGAAGTCTCCCAAGTTGATGCAGATCATCTATACCCGCCTGATGTTGGAGAGAATGTTAGGTGACGACCCACTGCCTACTGGGTCACAAATCATTGCAACATCTAACAATGCAAGCGATGGCGTGGGTGACTCGATGCTTGCTCATGCGGCGAATCGTGTATGTATTGTGCGTATGGCTAAGCCCACAGCTGATGAGTGGTTGCAGTGGGCAACAGCTAATGGTGTCTCACGTGTTGTTCGTGCGTTCGTTGCGATGTTCCCGAGGGTCATGGCATCGTACACAGAGGGCGATATGCAGAAAGATAACCCATACATCTTCAAGCCAAGCTCAGGTGCGTTGTCGTTCTGTTCACCTCGTTCGTTGGCGAAGTGCGATGTGATCGTGAAGCATCGTGATGCGATAGGCGAGAACGCAACTATGGTTGCACTGTCGGGCACGATCGGTGCGTCAGCGGCGGGGGACATGGCGGCATTCATGTCGTTAGAGAAATCATTGACAGATGTCAAGGACATCGTGAAGAACCCGTTGAGTGTGACTATGCCGAGAGACATATCAGCGCAGTTGATGATTATGTTTCAAGCAGTAGATACATTGGCGACGCAAGACGAGTTGACATCGTTCATGGAGTTCGTCGGTCGTATCGACTCAAGCGAAGTGCAAGCAGTGTTCTTCACCATGATGATGCGTAGTCCCAAGGCAGTGCGTCTTGCTCGTAACAATGCCAAGATCGCTGAGTGGGCTAAGAACAATCACGAATTATTCTAAGGAGTTGGGTAATGATAACTTTTACTGAGTTGGAGTTGGTGTTGTTGGTTGCGTTCAGCGTTATGACTGCAATGTGGTTCAGACTACGTGGCGAGTTGTACATGCACAGGCGCATAACAACAGAGATCTTCATGCGTATTGCCAAGGGCAATGTGAAGGTGACCGAGACCGAGGATGGTTTCGAGTTGGAGGTAACTGCGAAATGAATGAAGCAAAGTGGTTGACTGTCGTCTATGTCTTAGCGATGGTTGTTCTTGTGTTAGATATGTTTTATTGGAGAGTGGGATGAAATCAAGACAACAAATGATTTTTGATGAGATGTGCTATCAGTTGATGGATGTCATCACTGCACCTGAGCTTGAGTACATCGACGACAAAGGAGTTGATGACTCAGATGAGGTCAACGAGATCAATGTGAGGTTGGTCATGGGTTCGATCACGACAACACTTGTCAAGTGTGCGTTAGTGTATGGCGTACCGCTTGAGAATATCTTAGCCAATGTTGAGGTCGGATACAAAGGATTTAAAAAGGAGATGAGAGATGAGTAAACAAGAAACCCGAGTGAAGAAGGCGCACATTGCGCTGATGAAACACCCAGAGACTGCGCTGTACTCAGGCGTGATGTTGATGGGTACTAGCACTGTCGTCGATAGTGGATGTCCTACGGCATACACCGATGGTGTCAACAAGGTCTATGGTCGCAAGTTCTTGGAGACGGTTATGAATACCGAGCCAACACTTCGTGGTCTGGTCTTGCATGAGAACCTGCACGTGGCGTTGAAGCAGTTACCGTTCGGTAAGGATATGTTTACTGAGAATCACAAGCTCGCAAACATTGCCGCTGACTTCGTAGTGAATAGCATCATCGTGAATATCAAAGGCACGATCGGTGGGTCAAGTGAGCGTATCGTGGAGTTGGAGAAAGGTGGCGTGTATGACCCGATGTTCGACAACTGGTCAATGCGTGAGGTATACAACTATCTCAAGAAGCATTGCAAGGGTAAGGGTGAGGGCGGCAAAGGTAGCGGGAAAGGTAACGACCCAGCCGACACTGGGTCGCAAGATGGCGATGGTGATGGCGACACTATCACGATCAACGGCAAGACCTATGATCTTTCTAACTCAGACGAACATGATCTCAGCAACCTGAAAGATATTACGCATGAACAAGCCAAGGAGATCAACGATGCAATAGATCGTGCGTTGCGTGAGGGTGGGATGTTGGCGGGTCGCATGGGTGCGAAAGTTCCCCGAGCCATCTCCGACTTACTCGAACCCAAGGTTGATTGGCGTGATGCGTTGAGAGACTTTGTAGCGAGTGCCATCAAGG